TTATTTTTTACCGGTTTTTAAATACTTTGCCAGCTTCTCTGCGGCCTCCACTTCTTGTTCCTGATGGACACGGGCATAGATTTGCAAGGTGATTCTGGGGTCGGTATGTCCGACCATCTTTTGGACCGTACTGACAGCGACACCGGCAATCAAAAGATTAGAGATATAGCTTTTACGAAACTTGTGCAACGATATAACCGGTGCCAAGTTGTTGTTACGAATAATGGTACTAAGCCACATGCGCGGTTTATCAACACGGAAACGGTTGCCTGTCTTAGTAGTGAACAGAAGTTGGTGATGAGTTGAAAGCCTGACGTAGCCATATACATAGTCAGGTTGCTCAATTCGCCATCGCTTTAGCCAATTAATAGTTTCTGAATCAACTGGGACATCACGCCTACTTGCTCTGGTTTTTGGCGGATTAACAATCAGCTTCCCATGCACACCGAGTGAAACAGTTTTGTTGACACTAATTAGTCGCTTTTTGAAATCAATGTCTTCCCATTCAAGTGCCATAGCTTCGCCAATTCTTAAACCGGCATAAGCTAGGATACGAAACAGCACGTACTTGTAAAGTTCCCGATCAGGGTTAATACAATTGAAAAATACTTCCAATTGACGTCTATCCCAGAAGTCGTTTGTGGAGCCAATCTTGTCTTGGACACGTGGTAAGATGATGCGTCTTGCAGGGTTGTGTGGGATATAGTCCCTGAGTTCAGCATAGGTAAGTATTCGGTTGATATGAACAAAGTACCGTTTAAAGGCCACTGGAGACTGTTTAAACCATTTATTCACCGCAGTTTGGACATCTTGTGGGGTGATCTTATCAATGTACATGTCACCTAGATCAGGCAAAATATGGAGATTGAAACAGTCACGAGTCTTGGACCATGAACTTTCCCTGACTGTGAGCTTGTATGATTTTAGCCATTCTTCATAGACATCTTTAAACTTTCGAGCAACTTTAACAGGGTTAGGTGCAGCCGTGAGTTCACCACTTTGAACAGCTTTCTCCAAATCACGCCCTGCTTTAATAGCGTCTTGTCGTGTGAGCTTACCTCCTTTTACAACATACTTCTTACGTCCAGTCTTTGGATCAATTCCAACATAAACGGATACCTTCCACCGTCTTTTTCCACTATCAAGTTTGTAACTCCTGATTGAAGCCATAATTTTGTCCCTTCATCGCCAGCAGGCTATGTAGAGGGCTAACTATTTACGCTGATCCAGCATTGCTTTCGCTAAAGCTTTTAGCAAGGCCTTTTCAGCAGGCATAAGTGGTATTCCGTTCATTTTAACAAGCGTTTTGTCATCATCAAGATCAGCAGTCTGCGTACGTTCTGCTGGATTGATTGGAGTTATGCCATTGAAAGCAATTGCAATCTTATCAGATGCCTCCTGAGTGACATTTCGTGTCCCTGCTTCATATGAGCTTATTAGAGACGCCGATAAGCCCGTTGCACGTGACAAGTCTACTTGAGACATTCGCCGTGCATTCCGTAGTTGTTTAATTTGTTCTCCAGATAAAATCATTATATCAACCTCCCCTCTTGTAAAATTAAGAACACAGTGTTGACATCTTCACCCAAATGATTTATGATGACCCATGTAAAGATTATAGCACAGTGTAGCTGGCTTACACATTCAAAGAAGGTGCAAAATTGGTTGATATATTTGTTTGGCTTATGTCTCATCAGATCACACTAGCGGCTTTATGCCTTGCAACTCTAGCAGGAATCTTTATTGGTGCTCTGATTCAATTTCTTGAAGACAACAAAAAAGCTACCCAGCGCGCCAACGCCAAGTAGCCTACAGCTAACTTAATAGCCGAAACAGTCAACCCACGCCAATGGGTCGATATACTTATCCCCTAGTAAGGACAGTCACAGTATATCATGATCGTTATGTTCGTGTCACAGCATACCTGCGCACGGTTAAACAAAAGTCAGGTGGTCCGCTGGAGCCGATGCTATAAAGTCCAGCCGGTAAGTGCCCCAGTCAGGTTCCCTATCGTCAAATCCTTGGTGTCTACGGCCTTCCGGACTTTAAATGGTAAATGGTAGGGGTGGAACGTCTTGACGGCTTTAACGAGCTGTGAGGTCATCCAGCCATGTGTATTAGCGGTGTTTTCAGGAGTTAGACCGCACAGTTAACAGCTAAATAAATCTCAAACTCATGCACATGGTACTCTGGGCAGGACTAGAGTGGTAACTGGATGCTGGTTATTAGCAACGTGATTATCATGGGCTAATAGCTAGGCTGTGTATGCAATTGGTGGTGAAGAGCCACCCACAGTCACTTTTTGTGGCAAGGGGGAACTATCAGCAATTACCTAATCCCACCAAAGTTAGTAATGAATGTAGTTCACTTAATCCTTCTTTAGACTTGCAAGAACCTGCAAAATATCATCAGTCGTATTGCTACTTTTGATTAACCCAGTATCAATCTTAGCAAAAATGGCAGGAAATATAAGACTTTTTTCATCTGGGTTTAGTTTCCCAGACTGGAGCATAACTAAATAATAATTGGTTAATGCACTCTTTTGCTGGAATTCTATCATTACGTGTCTGGAAGACATTGCCATGTTCACAATTGTTTTAAATACATAGACAAGCAATGAAATGAAGGATAGTGGGATTATATATGCAGGAAAGATGTTCGCTATTTTTTGGCTTGAATTTATGTATTGGTGTATGTCATTTAAAAGGTAAACTCCTGTTGCCAGAATAATTAATGCAGAGACAACCGCAACACATGTCAAAATCCAAAAACTACGTCTGTATTTTTTGGCTTGTGTTTCCCAAAACTTTGCAGGCTCTTCCAAAGACAATTTTTGTTTATATGTAGTCTCCAACTGATCCAAATTGTTCTTTTTTTCTTGAACAAATTTATTCAGGTCTTGTTTAACAGCATCGATATCCTCTGAAAAATTCTTTTTTGTCTCTGCTGTGCTATTTTGAAAATTATTCCCAATACTTTCTGTTTTTTCATGAAATGCTTTTACTGCCGTGCTAAGGTCATCATGTGTCTGTTGTCTAGCAGTTTCTAATTCATTAAGTGCATCTCTAACTTGTTTATCCGCTTTAGGTGATTTATCCAATACCTGAATCCGAAAGAATGCCGCCACCGCCCTTAGTCTAAAAGGATCATTGATGGAGTTAGAGAGTTCATTTACCAGACTAGTGTTTCCATAAACGATTTCCAAAAAATTCCAGAAGCTTTTTGGGTCTTTCTTTAATAAATCATATCCAGCTAATATTGTAGGTGCTCTGTTTTTGTCAATACTTAGCATGGGAATAGCCAATTGAATATCCATAAATGTAAATGAATATGTTTCTGGAGAAATTTCAAAATATTTTTTTACTATGTTGTCAAAATTATAGCTAAAAGAAGAGGGGTTACTTGACTCGTATCTATCTTGTATGCTTTTAAAAATTCCATTCAAATCTTGTATTATTTCCTGCAATGAGCCAGAAAAGTTGAGGTTATTGGAACCACGTTCATGCTTTTTCCATAATTTCAAATCTGACTCCAAGTCAGATAGTAACATATTCACATCGTTATAAGACTTGAGAACACCGCTGCCATTTCCCCAGAGGTTTTGCAAGGGCCTAATTTGAATCCCTTGTTGTTGAGGCATGGGGAACGTGTATAATTTATTTTCCATTACGTTTTCACCTTCCACTACATTTATAAATAATAGTATAGCTCGCGAAAATATAAATATACATTGAGATCAGCAATTGTTGCCTAACAAAAAAAGCCCCCTACCATGACTAGTAGAGGGCCAAAAGGTGATAAATGTTGGTACAAGGTTAAAGTACCATATGTGCAGTGTTTGTCAACAGTTGTTACTTGATGTACAGGCTTTCACCTGGGTAAATCAAACTGTAGATTGACTTGCCATTGTTAGCGGCTAACGTGTACATGCTGATGCCATACTTGCTGGCGATGCTCCAGAAGCTGTCACCAGAGCGGACTGTGTAATAAGTGTGACTCGGTGCACCATAGCTGCTGGAACGTGAACCATAGCTTTCACCGCCCATAACACCTAGGCATATATAATGATACCTTCCAGAGTAGCTAAGATACCTTGCCCATACATAACCATTGTGGATGTACACATGGTCATACATGAGGCTTTCACCGGGTGCATAGGTACCAATTGAGGCATAGCTTGTGTCATCACCAGTGCGAATGTTAAGTGTCACAGAAGGCCTAAATATGCCATTCTGGGCGTAATCTGTATCACTAGATGTAACTTGTGAAGGTGTAGAAGGCAATATGGTCGCTTGTGCTGGCTTTTTAGAGTAACCATTGTCGGTTATACCCAGCAAGTCAACATTGCCATCTAGGCCACCTAAAGCGTGCATACTGGTAAATTGCCAGATAGCTACACCGGGAAGGCTTGGAAAGTAACTGTATAGTGGCAATGCACGAACTTGGTAGTCAGGATAACCAGCAATCCAAATGGAATTAGAAAACTGGCTAAGTACTCGATTGTAGTCAACGTGGGCTACTATATAAGGCTTGTAACTGTAGAGCATCGGGGTATAACCTGCTTGAGCAATTCGTTGCATACCATAAATAATGGCATCAGTGTTAGCCTCAACAGACTCACTCGCTCCATCTTCGTAATCAAGTGCCACAATTGATCCCTTTGGTGTCTGAATCCGTGGCAGGAAATAATCAAGTGCTTGGCGACCAATATCAGAACTACCACCAACACCATACCATAGGTAACTATGGACTCTAAGCCCGTCATCATTAGCCGCTTTGATTTGGCTACTATAAGTTGACTGGTTATAAATCGTACCACCTTGGGTTCCACCAATTTGTGCAATAGCAAAACGGTCACCCTCAACTGTCTTACCATTGTTGCCTTGATACACTGACCAGTCAACACCAATATCATTCTTAGCCGCTTTAACATGGGTCGGTAAGGCAAATGAAAAGGCAGCCATAATGGCTACCCCTGTTAATACTAGTTTAGTTTTAAATTGCAATCTTAAGCCCCCTTAGGATAGGTTGCTTCAATGGTGTTCTTTAGGTCGGCATAGGCCTTCTCAACAGCATTGGCAATTGTCTGCTGATCAACCTTGGTAAATCCCATGGCTTTCAATTGAGTTTCAACAGAGGCTACTGCTCGCGACTTCTTAACGGCCCCTGTTACTGCCTGAGTAACACCTAGCTGTTCAGCTGCGGTAACGGCTGCTTGTGCTAATGGTTCCAAAACTTGCACTAGGGTCAAAGCCTGTTTATTCGCTAATAGGACCTTTGTCACCCATGCACCCAAAATAGGTATCACTGCAACGGCAATTTGGACAATTAAATCTTTCATTTTTACTCCTCCTCACAAGTACTTTTCAATGATATACACAAATAGTGTGACTCCAATCGTCCCACCAAGTACGCCCCAGATTGACCATACCATTTTCTTTAAACTGCTAATATCTCGGGCATTATCTTGGCTGGCATTGTATGCCTTATCGGCCTTGTCATCTGTACTTGGTAAGCCAGTCAATTGTTGCTTAATCTGGGCAATATCTTCCTTGATCTCCATTAGCATTTTTGTTTGTTCGTCCACAATTTCACCCCATAAAAATAGCCGCTAGCTTTTGCCACCGACATAGTCATTGCCTGTAATTTGCTTGTATTGATCTGGGGTAATCATTACCGGTACATAAGGTGTTAGATCAATTCCCCAACTGTAAAACAGCACACACTGATCATAATAAGTCACTTGATTTCACCGCCTTCATATGCGCTACGTCAAGAGTTAAATTAGCCAAAAGCTGTTGTTCCGGTGACGGTGTTGGCATTGCATCAGCCGGATAAAGATTAGCAACTCGCTGCTTATCGACAACAATTTTACCGTCAACCAGCTTAGAGGCACCTACGACAATCTTTTTGAGTTCACTCTCGTCTATATCAACCACATTATCACTTGTGTAGTCGGTTCCCCATGCATAAATGAAGCCATCTTCTTGTGTATCAAGTCTTACTTTCATATTTCTACCCCCTAAAAAGCAAAAATGTTAACAAGTACATAATTTCCAGCAATCGAAGGATTACCAGCGCCTCCAGAGTTATTCTTATCACCTACGATGTTTGTATTTGTTGGGAAAACCTTCTTGTTAAAAGAAGCCGCACCATAGGCGACCATCTGAAGCGTCACTTGCTTGCCCGGATGAGCCTGCACATACGAACGATAGATCGGAGTCACAATGTAATCGTAATCCTGAGCCACTCCGTCTTTGTATTCAGACCAAACCAGCAACCAGCCATTTAAGCAATCGCTGATGGGTTTGCTGGGGTTTGCTCCCTGGGCATTACCTGACCATCCCATAAGCGAGACACCTTCCCACAATAGGGTACCAACATTATTAAGTCTAGCAATTGCCAATGCGTCAAGGCTGCTCGTGATATAGGTTGCATTACTTCCCAGTCCACTAACTAAGTGTGTCAACTCAAGAGTACCCATTGAGATTCTGCTAGCATCCATCTGCGTTTTACCATCAGTTTGTGTTAAATATGACAGTAAGCCATCAGGGTTTAACTCAGTATGGTAATTTTGACCATTTGGCTTACCATTGTAATCTTCAATATTCCCATCAATAGAGTATGAAGTGCCATGCAGAGTCAACTTGCCCGTTGACTTGACGCCGCCGCCTTCAATAGAAGCATGAGTGAAGGGCACATTTATCATTGGAGAATTAATGGTTGCAGTGTCAATCTCAATTGATTGCAGCTTTTTGATGCTAAGCACTGCCTGCTGGATACTTTGGTCAATCCAATTTGATCCATTGTAATACTGTAATGCTGTGGCATCGTTAAGCGTTGTCCCATGCCACCACAAGTCGCCCTTCTTGGGGCTTGTGGGTGTGCCCAACTGAATGTAAGAGTATGGCACATCCTTGCTTCCGGGAACACCTTGCGGACCTTGAGGGCCTTGCGGACCCCGATACCCTTGCGGACCAGTATCGCCTTTTGGCCCTTGTACCAGTTGCCAAGAGTAAAGTGCTGGATTTGTACTGTCAGCTTGTGTGAAATCTGTATAGCTACCAATGTACTTGCGAGAACCGGGAGTATCCAATGAGAAATTGGTTCTACCGTCACTGCTATCGGCATAGGCAATATGGAAGTATGGTGTTTTGCCATCGGCACCCGCTTTACCGGGTTCGCCTTGCACACCGTCTGCACCCTTAATAAGTGTCCAAAGGTACTTAGTAGGGTCAGTGCTGTCTGTGGCGGTAAAGTCAACATACATACCGATGTAAGTTCTATTGCTATCTGATACTGTAAAGTCAGTTTTACCATCTGACGAGTTAGCATAAGCAATATGCGTGTAGCTTGACTTACCATCAGCACCAATAGGTCCTTGAATACCTTGGTCACCTTTTGGTCCTTGCAGACCTTGTAAACCTTGAGAACCTGTATCACCCTTTGGACCTTGTGGCCCCTGCACTAGTTGCCAACTATAAACAGCTGGATTGGCGCTGTCAGCTTGCGTGAAGTCTGTATAACTACCAATGTACTTGCGAGAACCGGGAGTATCCAATGAGAAATTGGTTCTACCATCACTGCTATCGGCATAGGCAATATGGAAGTACGATGTCTTGCCATCGGCACCCGATTTACCCGGAATCCCATCTTTACCATTCGCGCCATCTGCACCCTTAATCAGTGACCAGCTATAGTTTCTTGGATTTGTGCTGTCGCCGGATGAGAAGTCGCTGTAGAAACCAATGTACTTACGATTAGAATCAGTGGTTGAGAAGTCGGTATTGCCGTCTTGGCTGTTTGCGTAAGCAAAGTGGGCATAAGCAGTACGACCATCAGCACCCGATTTCCCTGGCAAGCCTTGAGGCCCTTTGGGTCCCACGTCACCATCAGCCCCTTTAAAAAGCGCCCAATTGTAATCAGCTGGATTGGAGCTGTCAGCTTGTGTGAAATCGCTATAGGTGCCAATGTACTTTTTGCCATCACCACCGGATACCGTGAACCCACTTTTACCGCTTACATCATTCGCCCAAGCAGTGTGGAAATAGCTTGTACGGCCATCTGCACCCTTTGCACCCGGAACACCGTCAGCACCGTCTTTGCCCTGAATCAATGCCCACCTGCCAGTGTAATCTGCCGGATTGTCACTTGGGACTGATGACTTGTTGCTGTATACGACTGCCATGTACTTCTTGCCACTTGGGAAAGCTGACATGTTAGTACCCTTATCGTCATCGGCATATCGAATCCATGGGTAGTATTGAACGGTTTTAGGGATATTCTTTAGTTGATCTGCCATGGCTTGCAGTTGTGCATCAACTTGAGATGTCTCAGTCAAATAATCGCCAAGAGTTATCTTGGTATAATGTTCTGCTCGACTACGTTCAATTGATAGGACTTTTGCTGACAGAAACAAGTTCTGGTTCTCATCGGCAATGTGTACAGTTTGATTTAACGGAACGTAAGGGGCATTGACCAAATCAATCTGATAGTTAACATTGGGATGATTGTATTTCTTTAAATCAGCCAAAACGGCTTGAAGCAAGGTTGCCTGTGAATTAGAGTCAAATGATTTGAACCTCTCCCAATGCCCAGATGTTGGTGTTGGGTTGCCATTGCTGATCAGATACGAATATTGTTGTACAGCAACAGTGTCACGCAATACGCCATCGCCTCCAAGCACATATCGGCCGTCAGGATCAGACCAACTATAACCGGCTAAATTAATTGGTGTGTCTGATCCATCTGGTGTTGCGCCAGTGCCATAAACAGCAGTTTCCATGTCATATATGTCAACACTTTTGACAAGATTATTGATATCTTTGTTCATGTAAAAAAAGACATTGCTGTCTTTTGCATCCTCTTGCTTGATATTAATGACCCGTTTTACAACGGTTGTGCCAACAAAGCTGAATCCAAAGCTAAGGACCGCTCCAAAATCATCAGCAACTGATTTAATCCGGTTTAATGCAGTATCAGTGTCATCCCATTTAAGTGTACGAGTGTTGTTGGTGAAATCGTTTGTGCCAATCTCCCATCCTGATCCTGATGTGAACCGCAAAATATAATCTGCAATTGTGTATGCTTTATCGGCCTTGTACGAATTGACAACAACATTCATCAGATCGTTGCCCGCATCCGTACAAACAACTGTATGGATATGAGTCAATGTATCGTGATTGATGCTAGCGATGACCATCTGATGTCCATCACCCTGTTCATCTTGATACAATACAAAATTGTTTTCAGCAGCCATTTCGTCAATAGCTTGCTCTTGATCAGTTTGAAAAGGAATAGTTAGCGTCAAAGCCACCGCAGGACGATCATCAGTAGATTGGACTTCACTATCAGCACTAACATGCCAATGACCATCTCCGTCAGTTGAAGCAATGCCTAAGACGTTAAATTTTCGATCAGTAAAATAGTAGTCCATTATAGCCACGCCTCCCTCAAAGCAACTTCACATGCAAAAGGCTGTGCCCACGATGATGGCACCATTTGAATCAGAGTGTCACCGGGATTAAAACGAAATTTGCTCCATTCGTTGCCTATTGTGTGCAGGGTGCTATCAGGAACACCGTTGACATATACTGCACGGTTAGCAACATCAATCGTCACAACGTCACCGGCACCAAAGCGGTTCTTCAAATCAGTCCAGTAATCAACGTTAAGCCATTCAATATCCATGTCATACACGCCCATATCAGGATACGGGTAGTTTTTAAATCGCTGAAACCAAAGCGTTGCTCCTGTGACTGGGATTGATGCTTGAGCTGGTGTCAAAGCAATGGGTGGCATTACCAATGGCGGATTTCTGGTAATGACTTCAGATGGCTTAATACCGCCTTGAACAATACCAGCAAGCTGCAGATTGAGCGTATTACCAAGTTTGGTCAACTTGGCCTCATAATAGCGGCCGTTGCTGAAAACCCTGCGGTTAAGTGTCTGTTGGAAAACTAATGTTGATCCCGCAAACACTTGGACATCAACATCATCTTTGCCGGCATAGTTTGCTCTGATAATCACCTCATAGGCCACGCCCGTATCATTATCAAGCGTCATTTCAATGGCGCCCAAGGCATTAACACTAGAATTGAACTTGTAGCGCCATTTGGCTATGAAGCTCCTAGTATTGCTGCCATTAGATGCATTTTTTGTCTTAAGATGCAGGGAAGGTCCTTCCCAATAGTATGAATTGGTTGACAAGAAGGCTGGCTCAACCGCGGAACCATCGTCATCCGCATACTTGACTGAACCTTCCATGACATTTTTTTGAGCCTTGATATAGTAGTAATGGCTGTTAGTTTTGCCAGTGTTATAAGCCGCACCAGTTGGCTCTTTATCGAAGCCTTCATATCGAGCAACCTCTGATCGTTTTCGCTCAACGCCATCGGCTTCTTCTGGATTGCCAAACTGTAAAACACCACCTTGGCTATTGATTAAAGCAATCAAGCCGTTATCAGCGTGCATAGTTGCCGTAATAACTGGCTCAACAGGATAAGTGCCACCATTATGAACCGTGATGGTGTCAGATAGTGTGTCATCGTTTATGTTGTCAAATGCCTTTATGGCTACCGAGTGCGCAATGCCACCATCGGGACAGACGAAGCTGATTGAGATTGTCCCTGATCGAAATCCTTCGGTGAAGGTAGGCTGACTGTCTACGATGGCTAGATAATATTTATCAGGCTCATCCCCAAAGATTAGCTGCTGTGGTTCGTCCGCATCAATAGCAGCGGCCAAGGAACGCCTTAGTGGTACCAAATCATCGTTCATAACGATCCCAGTTACCACAATCGTCTTGACGTCCCGTGACATGTATTGAAGCATCTGACCATCGCTAATGCCGACCTTTTGCATTGTGTTGACATGATTAGTTCCTACATCACGTTTGACCATCTGCACATACATCCATTGGGTAATATCTACTCCGGCGTATGTGATGGTCATGCCTGCTTGTTTCAATTAAACGGTTCCTCCTTTCCAATAAGCATTGAACCTGTCTGTTCTGTCGTTGTACTGCTTAACTTTTGGTGCAACTTTTGGATAAAACTGGTCGTCACCAACTTGCAGAACAAAGCTGAGTTTCGTGAGAAGGTCAGCGATGTTGTCCAACTTCTTTCCTAAATCATCTGTACTGCTGTTTTCACTCTCTGTAGCCACACCATTACCCAAGTTGTGATTAATGTTGGTAACAGCCTGACCTAGTAGTTGCCAAGCACGGCTTGTTTTGGTTAATGGCAAAATGGTTTCGGGGCCATCTTCGCCAACAAGCGCATGGATTGGCTGTGTGATTAAGCCACCATTGGCGTAACCTTCAGGGCCACTGACACGAGCAAAGGCAGAACTTCCAGAGCCGTAGATGGCCTTCATGTAGTGAATACCGGCAAGCAGATCGTCATAGCCGTTATAAACATCGTTGTGGCCGGGGAACTTAAACGCATTGAACGTTGGCCCAATGGTTTGTACAAGCCCCATTGAAGGTATGCCGGCTTTAGCGTTGCTATCCCACAAGTTAATCGCCTTAGGATTACCATTTGATTCACGCTGGATAACGCGCATCCATGCGGCAACTTGGTATGCTGAGGCATCAAAACCATTGGCCTTCAAAGCTTGAATAACATATGGCTTCCAACGTTGCACGCCTGAGCCACCGGGATTGGCCTCACTCATTTCTTCTTCCAACTTTTTAATGCGGTCAAAGAAGCCTGCTACGCCTTTTACATCTTCATCACGTAAAGCAGCTGAGGTGTGTTGAGCCATTGAACCAGCGCCAGCAACCGAATTAACGTTGAATATCTTCCCCGCTAAATTGGTGAAAAACTTCAATGGATTCCCAACTTGTGTCAGAATATTGCCAACTGTTGAGCTTACCTTGTCCCATACTTTTGATGCTGTCTTCTTAATCCCGTCAATAATGCCGTCAAGGCCGCCTAAACCATTAGCATAGCCAGGCAAAACATGTCCCAATTCTCCAGCCAACACCTTAGAAGTATCGCGTGCGTTTAAGATGTAGTCACCTTGCTGGACTTTCGTCAGCTCGGGACCGTTAGCCCCCAACAATTTATACGTACCAGCATAAGGCTTGTATTGAAGCTCAGGACCAGCTTCACCAACTAGTGCCATGCCATTCTGAACGGCACCACCATTTGCATATGCAAGTTGTTGAACCTGTGAATAACCATAAGTTGGCTTGGCTGCTGGCATTTTGTGTCCACCGAAGAAACCAACAATTTTGTTCCACCAACCAGCTAATCCACTGAAGATGTCGCCAGTGCCATTTGCTTGTCTTGATGCAGCATGCATAGAGCTGTTGGCCTGCTTAGTCATGTGGCTAACAACCGTTTGTGATTGATTAGCAGCTGCTGTGGAAACACCGGTATCTGCTAACTGTTGCTGTGTGATGACTTCTGTCTTCTGCTTAGTGATGGCAGAAACCGTATCTTTGTACTGGTTAGTGGCGTGCTTTGTGACTTTGTTGTATTGGTCTTTAGCGGCGCCCGTAGTGTCGTCACGTTGTTGTTTTGCCTTTGATACGATGTCTTCATACTGAGACTTGCTAATAGTTCCCAAGTCTTTGTACTCGTGGGCTGCCGTTGATTTGGTACTCTTATAGCGCTCATCAGCAGCCTTGATAATGTCATCACGCGCCCGCTGTGCAGGTTTGACTGCAGCATCATATTCCTTCTTGGCATTTTTGGCCGTATTATCCAACTGCTGAACGTTCATAGTGTTCTTATGCTTGTTGAACGCAGCCAATAGCTTTTCTTGCTGGTTTGCACCGTTCTTAACAAGAGTTGTAATTTTACTATTGTTGGTAAGTTGATCCTTTGCATATTTATTTGCATAGGATTTGTAGGCCGCTAGTAATTCCTTGTTCTTTTCGTTTTCATATTTCTTAGAATTAGTTCCGTACTTTTGCGCAATTTGCTGTAGCTTTTTAGTATTGCCGTTAGCAATATTTTGCGTATGCGTGTAGTAGGCATTGGCATCTTTAGCCATTTGAGCATAAGCAGATTTCTTTGCCTTAGCTGCCGCTTGATCAGATTTTTTAGTCTTAGCAAGTTGCTCATCGGCTTGTTTCTGAGTTAAGACGCCTTCTTTAACCAGTTTTGCTAAATCAGATGCGGAAGCCTTTTCTTTTTTGGCATAGTAGCTGTCAACACTCTTGCTCATCTTTGAGTAGGTATTGTTTACAGACTTTTGTGCCTGTGCAATGGACTTAGGGTCTGTGCTAAACGAAACAACCAGCTTCTTGGATAAAGCCTTGGTGTATTTGGCAAATGAATCTCCCAAGGCCTTGGTATCAGAGCTAAGTTTAGGAGCCTTAACTGTGATGCCCTTGCTAGCATCATCCATGGCCTTCTTAATTGACTTGGCCCATCCCTGCACAGTCTTAGTTGATCCTAATGCATCACCAATCGCTGCACCGATACCAGCACCAGCAGCAGTTCCGGCGCCCGGTATAACAGAGCCTAAAGCAGCACCTATTCCAGCGCCAATTGTTGCTCCTGTTCCTTTTGAAGCTGCCTTAATTTTGTCCTGTGAGCTATTCGAAGTAAGTGCTTGTACAATACTGCCCGCAACATCAATTCCAGCACCAATGCTGCCTAGTCTGCCTAAGCCGCCTACAACTCGGCTGCCTAAACTGGCTTTTTTGGCATTAGCTGCAACTCGGCTACCAATTTGTGGAGCAACGCTTCCTTGCCCTTCTGTAGTCGATTCTGAGGAACTGAATATTGAAAAGTTAGCCGCAATTTTTTTGAATAATGATCCATCGGCAAGCTGTTTAAACCCTCCAACAAGTTTAAAAATTGCAATTGAAAGCCTTTTTACATTGTCAATAGGAAGAACTTTTCCTGCAATGTTTACGGCAACAAGGCCTCCAGCAATATCGCCAAACAGCTTAGGATGCTTATCAGCAAATTCTCCTAGAGCCTTCAACAAAGGATCAAGTATTTTCAAGCCAGCAGTAAACGCTGTCCAAGAAAGTCTTGCCATTGAGCTTCCCGCAGAAGATATGGTTGTAAAAAAAGTCTTTATTTGGCCAGCATGGTTGGCTATTACTTGGCTGGTTTTGGTAACGGCATCCGAAAGCTTGTCCATCATTTTGTCCATTGCTTTAGGGCCAGTAGATAGATCAAATGCTTTTGCGAAAGCAGATGTGATTGTGCTTAGGCCTTTGCTCATTGCTTGACCTAATTTCCCAAACTCTCTATCGGTATTTTTGTCCTGTGACCATCGACTGATAGCCCCAAGCACTGGGTTTTGAGCCGTTAAAAAAGGCTTTTCTATGTCGCCAATTAGCGCTGGGATGCGAGACTTGATAACCCGAGTCATGCCGGGGATAGTTTGCATCAAGTTTTCTGACGCTTTGCTATATTTCTGCCTTAATTCTTCTATAACGTTAGTGGCGTCTTGAGCACTGATTTTGCCTGCACTCATCTGTGTACGAAGATCAGCCATAGTTAGCTTAGAATTATGTTGAACTTTCTGCTCATACTTCAGCATTGCATCGGCCATCATAGGAAACGCATCAGTTAACTGATTGAAGTCGCCAAGCTGGACAACAGATCCAGATAGTGTATGTGTGAAGTCAAGACCGACCTGTTGAATACGGTCACCGGATAATCCAATCGCATCGCCCATTGTCAGAAAAGCGGAAGTTAAAGCTTCGGTTTTGGGTTGGTTATCAAAGACATGATAAAACTGCTGGTTTAGTTCGTTTACCAAATCAGTATCTTGACCAAACTTGACGGCAAGTTTGTTAGTCATGTCAACCATTGCTTGCCCTTTTTCAGCATTACCAGTTAAGGTTAGCCAAATGGCATTCATTTGATCTTGCTGCTTTTCATATTCCATACCAGCAGCAGTTGCTTCTTCAATTTTTCCTTTGAGCGTTTGCCAGCCGCTTGACAAGGCATTGGTGATAAGGCCACCTTCAACAATTTTGCGAAGAAGGTGCGGTGTCTTTTCGGCTTGCTTGTTTGTCCCAGATATAGCTTCCTTAACTCTGTTGAAAACAGATGGGTTAGCCTTGTCCATTTCAGTTTGCAGGCCACCCATTGATGCCCTTGCTTTGGCTAAACTGGTAGCCGTTTCATCAAGCCGCATCTTCTGCGTTCGCCAAGCATCGGAGTCTTTGCCACTAGCACTGGCAATCTTATCCAACTCAGCAGACTGTTTAGATAACTGCTCATTCAGATTGGTAATGGAGGACTTATAGCCTTCCATTTTGGCCTTGTTGGCTTCTTGCTGTTTGCCTTCAGCCTCTAGGCGAGTCACATAGGCTTGATTGGCACGTGCCGCGGCTGTGTACTCTTGTTGTAAGCCAGCTAAGCCAGACTTTTGATAGTCCATGGCCTGTTTAGCACGGTCTTGCTGAGACTGCATACTAGCAAGCTGCTTAGTGGCACCATCAATTTGTTGCTGATACTTTAAAAACTGTTGAGCAACATCGGCAGTATTGCCTTTCAACTCAGCTTGTTTGGCTTTTAGAGCGTCAATCTTAGACTGTTGTGACTCAATAGACTTACTCAAGCCGTCATACTTGGCTTGAGCAGCGCCAACTGCATCACCAGCAGATTTCATCTCCGCCACTTGAGCTTTCCAAGCGTTTTGGCTAGAGCGAACAACCGCTGTTAATGATTTGACGGATTCGCTTGCCGACAGTAGATCAAGGGCAATTTTGGTGCTCATTGTTGCATTAACTTGTTTTACCACTTAAAATCACCCTTTCTCTTTGTATTGCTTCCACATGATTGCTGGATCAATTGGCCGATCTTTAGGACTTTTTGCATTTAGCAAAGTTACAAATCCGAAATATTCTGCATCCCAGAATTGGTCACTGGTCCAATGCATGTTAACCATTGCGTTTTGTCCCATATAATCAAAGTCTTCAAGCTTATTCTTTAATTCAAAAACTCGTTCTGGAGCACTAATTATCTTCGTCTTTACTTTTGCTGGCATCGGCCTTCTTTGCCGACATATCGATGTCTTCATCGTTAAGTCCTTGAACACGAAGGGCAACTCTAGTAGCAATTTTTACAGTTTCAGCGAATGACAAATCGTCCAGCTTTTCTTTTTCTGCTTTGTTTAAGTTAAGTGTATTGACAATAAAATCTGTATTGCTGTTGACCGCATTTAGGCTGGCATGAAGCTGCTCAGTAAACGATTTGTTCTCCACATCATCTGACTCGGCCATGCTGAGCTGGTACTTTAGCGTATTTCGCAGAATACGATTTGTTACTTTAACTTCATGTACACGATTGCTAAGTTGACTAACTTTAATTTTCATTTTTAATACCATCCTCTGTATTTTGTAAGGTCGCTGTGGTGAATCGGACACCACCAAGTTCACCAGAAAGCGACTTTTGAGCATAAAAAATAGCGCACATTCGTGAGCCATTCATCATTCATCAGTTGTTGCTATGAAATTGCGTCAGATTGCGTCTGTCAGCACCGGCTTAATGGCCTAATGAGGGCGACAGTACATAGCCTCCAAAAACCTCTTTGTACATATTGGCTTTATCAAACTTGCTATCAAGATCGCTATAAATCTTGTACGGCTGATTATTAAAGGCCATAGTAGAAAGTGCTGTGTAAGTCAAAGTGTCATCTACGCGTTGTTCTGCTGCCGCATCTGTTTGGATATTCGCGGCCGTTTCGGTCATGATGCCATCACCAAAGCCATAATAGACAAAGTGCGCCCTGTCGATAGTTTGCGTGGTAATAAGTAAGGCCACATGAGCCTTCACATTCTCATCGGTCCAACCGCCCTTTTTATCACTGACAAACCCTTTGATTTGCTGCTTAATTTGGTAATTCAAGTTGTTAATATCCAAAGCCACTGTTGGTTCTGAAGTACCAACGGCAACGTCTTGGACGTTGTTGTTGCCATAGGTCTTAGCAATTGTGCCCGATAGACCTGTAATGTTGGCCGTCTTGGTGCCCAAGTCCTTGTGATCGACAGTATAAAGACCATCGGTGCTTAGTCCTGTATCAGCGCCAGAAATTAACTTTTGCTTTTCATCAACTAGGGCTAACTGAATTTGATATAAACCTACTGTTGCCATTTAAATTCCTCCAATGTTTTTTGTTCTACTAAAATAAAATGTGTTAAAAAGTTGCTGTGTGTCTGGGTCAAATGTTCGTTGCCTAGTGGCCGCTACCTGCCAATGCTGATGAGTAAAAGCCTTCATCATGGCTATCTCAATGGCCTCAGGATCAGATTCGAGCAATTGTGAGTACCAAATCTGTACTTCCACTTCCTGATTTAATGCCCAGAAATCGTTGTCACCATATGCGGCCGGATCATCAGCAGAATCAGTAATCAAAACGACTGTTTTATTCACATTATCGACTAATTCTTTTGGCAAGTTGTTGCCTTTAACTGCATCAATGTTGGCAATTTTGGATTTGTTAAGCATCGTTACTGCATCATCAACAGCACTCATTTATCCCCACCACCATTCAACTTGGCAATAATTGCTTCATATTCCTCTCGCTCGGCTGCAAATACTTCATCTTTGGCATCATCACGAGCATTATCAACAAAATGGTCAGCACGAATATGCTTTGTCCCGTCATTCAAGAATCCTGCAACGAATGCCTTATCACCAAAACCAACCGTTGAGCTACCATTATGGTCACCATCAATATCGCCTTTTTTACTACTAACATCCTTGCTCAGATGCCCATACTTGCCACCAGTACCCTTGCTGTCTGGGTGCTTTTCTTTGGTGGTCTCTGCTAGCTTGTCAGCGTAAACATCAGCACCAGCCTTGGTAATCTTCTCTTGGTCAGATATAGAAAGCTGTGCGGCCTTTGATACTTGCTCAAGCCATTGGCCAAGTGCATCATCCATATCCATAGCTAAGCCCCCTTTGTTACTTTTGTGAGGGTCAAGTAGTCATAGCGAATAGCGTTGTTTGAATCATCTGGGCTAACGTCTGAAATATCGTAGATAATGCCATCAAGGCGTGCCTGTTTCTGCTCGATATTTCTTGCATCGTGACGAACAATAATCGTGATTGAGTTATCCAAACGTGTGCCAATTAATGTGTATTGCTGGGTTAGTGTCCGTGTCTGCTGTTTATAATGCAGTTTGTAAGCTGGTACAAAGCTAGTGATGTTAATGCCTGCACCAGTCGTGTGTGATTTTGGAGAGCCAAGCTCAATGGTTCTACTAAAGTCACTTGGTTTAAACCTACTTGCCATTGTTGTCACCACTAGCCTGTAAGTGTGCCAACATCATCAGAAGACCCTTAGGCAGGCCATTTTCTAATGACCTGTCATAGTATGTAGCCTGTGTGAGCGTTTTGATGGCTGAAATTGTCAAGTTGTCACTATCTGGTGCATTACTTGACCTATTAATAATACTAATTGCAGTGTTCACTAGGTTGGTAATTGTTGGCAATTCAGACTCATCAAGGTTTAACTCGCCCATTAAGTCACTAGCAATCTTGTTTGGGTCTACTATTGTTTCTGCCATTGCTATGCCTCCGTTCGGCCGCCGCTTTTTGGTAAAGCTACTGTGCCTTTTTTAGGCGACCGGTTTGCTTAGTTATTTGCCAAGAGAAGTTGGTGCAGCAGTATAGGTAATAAACTTACCAGCCGCTGTGTCAGCCGCTTTAAAGTCTGCCCGCAGTGCTGCCAAAAGTACCTGTTCAAAGTTCTCGTTACGCTGCCAAGACAGGTTAATGTTGCCCTTAACAGTTTCAATCACAAAGTTTTTAACACTCCCAACAAATGCTTTTGCTTCTTTAGCCTTGCCAAGCACATCATCAGCAACAACTACCAGCGGAGCACCGAACAATTGTTTGCCAGATGGAGAGGTAATTGAATCCTGTAACAGGTACCGACCTTCACCATCCTTCTGCTTATCAATTGCGGCAAAGAATGACTCAGATACAACAAACATTCTGTCAGTGTAGTTGCTCAAGCCAATGTTGAATGCATCCTTAATATCATCAATGCTTTTAGCAGCAACTGGAGTAGCCGTTTGCAATACTGCACCAATCTTATGCTGTTCAGTTTGGTCCTTAACATCGTTCACATATTGAGTCAGCAGGCTAGTGATATTTGGATAGTCCTGAGTCATTTCAAGGGAAATTGGCAGTGCACCCCTTAGAGTTTTAACATCATAAGTAACCTTTGTTAAAGAGGCATTTGCAAGCTTAGGGTTGTCAGCCAATTCAGTTGCGGAAACCAGTTGGGCTGTAGCCTTAGCCAAAACAGGAATCTTGCCCGTGGGTGCAGAAACCTGAACTTTTGTTACATAGCCGCCTAATTGTGCTGGATCCTTAGGCTGACTCATAACGTCCAATACTTGGCTAGGCAATACTGCTTCGCCAGCTGCAGAGTCAAAACCAGTGTTATCACGCTTAATTTCGCCAGTCTTCAAAAACTCTTTGAAGTCACGTACTTCTTCATCTTCAACTTTGTCTGCTGTTAAATTTTTTGCCATTGTTTTTGCTCCATCTCTTTTATTTTCTTGTTCGACATCTTGTTCTGCAGTTACTTCATCTGGATTGCCATCACGCTTTTCAGTTTCAGCTGTTTCTTGCTTTGGCTTTGCTTCATCTAAAACAACATTATTGTCATCATCCGGGGCATCATCGTCCGTTTGTGTTGGCGCTTGTTGGGCTGCCAATTGCTGACTTAATGATTGAATAGCAGCTTGAAGTGTTGTTATCATGCTGACCAAATCACCTGATGTTGGTTGAGCAGTAGTTTCATCGCTTGCCATATCTGGTGTAGCGTCACGCTTTTCTTCCTCAGGCTTGTCAATAACAACCTTTGTGTTAATTTTTGCTTGAAGGTCAGCTAACTGTGATTTCAATTTCTTCAATGACCTCATCTGGTCATCAACAGATTGTTCTTCTTTTTCTTCTGGCTTTTCTTCTGGCTTTTCTGCCATCTTCACAACTTCTTTCTTACTTGATAAAAATTGAGCCAAGTCCCTTTGCACTTGCACACTTGTTTCGGTATATGCAGGAATGGGAGTCAGCGACAGTTCAAACACTTGGTCAATTTGGTGAATTGTGTGGATCGTGTTGCCTTGTGAGTTGACTGACCAGCTATCTCCATCAGGCGCAATGGTGAATCCAAAGCTCATGCCCTTGATATTGCCATTCAGTATGTTGGTATAAGTATCTTTGCCAAGCTGTGTGTCTGGTAATTGGGCATTAAAGTGTAACCCATCAGGCTTAATGCTTGTTTGTAGTGTTCCAGCGTCTGCACGAGCCAAAATATTGCTGAAATCGTGGCTGTAAAGCAGCAAAACGTTGCTCAAATCCACACCATTTAGAGCATTTTGGTCGATATATTCGGTGAAATCACCCTTAATACTTGGCTGATTAAACACGGTTGCAATGCCGGAAATAGCCATATTTTGGTTACTTTCGACCTGATTGTTGCTACCTTGGCTGTCTATAGCTGTTTCAGCCCTTATTTGAACATTAAATGTACGTATATCTTCATTTTTCACTAAATCACACCCCTTTTCGCTAGCATTTGTTGTGCTTGTAAAGGCGTAATGGCTGGTGTTGTGCCACTAAGCAATTTTTGAATCTGGCTAATAAGTAGATCATTATTAGCGTCAACCGCTTGACTTTCATCAATATTCACTGGAATTCCAAATTTAGCACCCATTTCGCTTTCTATTGGCTTTACATAGCGCCGCAAGGTGTTGCTATAAAGCGATTTAGTCATATCTAATGAACTTTGTTGATCACCTTGACCGTTCAAATAGCTGTCTGGTAAACCAAAAACCTTGCCTATCTGTGTCTTGGACCAGTCATTACTTGTTAGAAACTTGCTTACGTCAGCATTAATTGCTAAATTTTGTACGTCATAAAGCTGGTCAAGCACCATAGGCCGTCCAGCATTGTCACCCGTGTTGGCATTTTCAAAAGCTTTTCGCGTTGCTTCTTTTTCTTCTGGTGATAAAGCACCCTCAGCAACTTTAATGACGGTGCTTGGATTAATAGCATTCTTAATAGTTGATAGTGTCAACTTGTTTGCATAATCTTGAATGTTGACTTGGCTTGCAATTGATTCTAGTGGACTAATACCAATGTATTGCTGACCATTGCTACCACTAGCCATCAATCGAAAGTGAAGCATGTTTGCACTTGGATAATTGATTGTGCCTCTCTCGTCTCCCCAGTTAACCGCATAGCTAATATCTGCACTGCTGTCTGCTAAAGTGACTACTACCTGTGCCGCTGGCGCCATCTCTAGCCTCATAGGAACGTTGTTGCTATCTCTTGTAATGGCGATATAGGCGTTTCCCGTAAGCAACATCTGAACTACAGCTGATTGCCAAAAGTTAAACGGAGAAATAAGGTTGTTCGGGTTATTTATCACCTTGTCAAAGGGTGCAGCCACTTCAAAACTTGCCGATGCAATATCACTGCTTAGAAGGTTGGTAACAGCATATAGATCAGAATTATTTAAGGCCGTACTGGCATCAACCAAATGGTTGGGTAATACTTGTCCACCACTTATGATGTAACTTGACAGGTTAGTTGATGGTATCGTCATACTTCTTTTCTGCATTCGTTCATATGGATTCCATATGCTCATCTACTACCACCTGCCTTAGACGTAGGCGTGAGTAGCCAACCGCAAAAGAGCAATACACTGCCTAGTACCAACGTTCCTATGATGCTATTAAAAAGATAAGCACTGGTGACAATAGCAATTAAGCCGGATACAAATAACAATGTTGGCAACAGTTCCTTAAGCATTATCAATTTGCTCACACTCGCACCTCCCTCTGATTCTTTGTTTCTTTCATTTTTTTACCTCTCATATATATAACGTATGAAGTGCGTCATTTTTGACCAATATTGACCTTCAAACGCAAAAAAATATGTAGACTTTTAAAAGCCTACATCCATCAGGAATTTATGGCGTTCTTCATCGCTCATACCAGACAATGGGGAACGGTTCTTATCATTATCTGCATCTGGGTCAAAGTCTGAAAAGGCATAATAGGCACGGCTAAATGCATCAATAACTGCATCAACAGCATCAATTTTTGAAGTTGCACGATCCTTATCTACCTTTATACCAGCGCTTGAGCCAACTATAACTGCATTGGTCAGTGCATACTTTAAAATTGGGTCATCGTCATAATGAACTCGGCCTTCCCGAATTGCTTTCTTGAATTCATGTGTTGGTTTGTCTAACTTATCCGATGTCTGTTTCAAGGGCATCAATGGGAACGGCTCTTCTTGGCTTAACTTATCCAAAACATCACTAGTTCCCCACCGGTCAAATACAAAGAACTTAACATTTAAGCCATTCTCTTCTATATAGCTCATAATCCACGTGGTAACACTGTCTTCATCTATGTAGCCAAAGCGTCCTTTTGCAATAGTGGCAAAACCCAATTGCTCAGCTTGACGATAATTAATTCCATCTTGCTTTTCTTTTTCGGCAATACTTCCACCTGTGTGTGATAAGGGTACCCAACTGTGCTGTTGGATATAATAGTGTGTCTCTCCAGCCAACTGGTATGGATAAATGAAAGCAACTGCTGTGTCGTCTGCAAGTTTGCTTAAGTCGAATCCTATATAAACATCATGACCAGAAATGCTGAATGGTGGCTTATTAGCTGATGCATTTTCGATGTCATGTATGTTTAAATAGCGATTATCAGAAGCCTTAATCCACATGTTCAGGTTCTTGTTCTTGAATTCATCTAATGTTCCATCCAGCTTTTTCTTGTCTCGTTCTGAAACTAAACTAGGCAACATCGTATCCTTTTTCAATTCAAGAATAGGGTTTGATTTTGTCCATGATGATGGGTCATCAACTTCATCTTCACTATCCTGACTGTAGTTAATTAGCAACACATCGTCTAACTCTCGTGAATAATCCTTTTGCATTGCTTCTCGTGCCAACTTTTCATCTAGATAAAAACTGCTGGTGCTGTCAGGGTAGGCTGTCGAGATAGACCAAAACTGGTGATCATATACTTGCACCTGCCCACTTGTAATCTTGCCAATGTTTTCTTTAATGGTGCCAATCCGGCCATCATCACCAGACTCATCAGCCACAGCAAGCCGAAAATGGTAACTATCAAATTGACCAGATTCATGTGACAAACGGAGCAACTGGTTTCGCGTCTTTTTACTTCTAACGACATCATCCAAAGTCTTTATCTGCTGGGTTTTATATGTTCTCTTTACATCTGTAAGTTCACCTAATCTGTCAAAGGTAAGTTGAATGTACCGCCATCCTTTTTTTGATTGTGCAACCACAGGTGCTATATATCCCATGTCTTGGTTGTACATGCCATCAGATGCAATCAGGTAGTCATATGCAAGTAGAATATTTGTGATGTATGTCTTCCCATTTGTTCGTGCCACAGAAAATTGAACCCTATGAAATCTACGCTCACCCTTTTCATTCCGCCACCCTTGACTTGAACAGAGCAGTGCTTTCTGCCATAGCATTAGCGGAAGTGGTTTGCCTGTATCAACGTCTGGACAAATGCTGGCAAAGTTTAGCACTTCATGACACTTACCTAGGTCATACGTGTAAGGGAAGTCATCACTGCTAATCCGTGTCAAGTCTTGCAAATGCCGCCAGCAAGCAAGTTTAATATCTTTTCCGGCCATGGTAGTACCTTCAAGCACCTGAAAAGCATAGGCAGTCATAGGGTCATGATACTTGTCAGCAATCTGATCGTAAGCACCGTTATCTCGCTGCTGTTTGTAAGCTCGTTCAACAGTCCAATCTGGCAATGTTAAATCATAGTCTACCAACTCTTGTCACCTGCCTTTAATGCTTGCTTAAGCGTTGGGCCATCATCGTCATCTTGGTTATCCAAGACAATCGAAGCGCGTGCTTGTGGACTGAGACCCAAAGCATCACTCAAAGACTTAATCTTGGTGGTTGCGTCATTCAAAATAGCAGCGGCAGGGTTCTTTCTACTTCCCATGCTTAAGCCATTCTCATTTATATCCTCATATGCCTGTCTTGATAATTGAATCTGTTGGCATAAGGCTATTACCAGCGGCTTGTCAACTTGCTTAACTAGTCCTGCTGTGTTCAACAGAGGTACAAGCTCTCGCCAAGCTGTATAAGCATATCCTTGCAAAAATCTTGGTGGCGTAACTTGCAATGGCTCCATTCCACTTGTCTTCTTTGCTAGTTCCTCAGTTCTTGCGCGTTGGTCGGCTCTATCTGATGCATCTTGTGTTATTTTCATCTTTCTGCCCATGTCTGCTGTACCTCCCTTCGTTTCTTTTCTATGTAAAAGCTTATGCATCAACATATGTAGCACTTCTTGCACTGCCTATCATATTCATTTGCTGTACTTTTGTAAGCATGACAAATGCCGGTATATCAACGTTTGAAGGCCATGACGTGACCCATATAAAATATTTTTATAATTACACATTTTTGGAGAGAAGACCATTTTGTTATGTGAGGTCCCTCTCTACGCTTAGGGGGGCGGGCATTACAGCTTTTTTATTTTTTGAATGTGTTATTTAATATTTGCTGTCCATTATTTATTATTTATGGTTCATTGTTTTAAATTCTAATGGTTTAATCAATGGCTGTGCGAGGCAATCAATTGTCACCTACTGAACCCCTCACTATATATACGTCACGAGTGCGCCGTTTTTGTCTTGGCATAGAAAAAGAGCCAACCCTTGGCTGACCCTTGCAATATGTATTACTTGAGCTTTAAGGTTGCTCCTGTCTCTTGTGCCTCTCTTGTTGGCTCTTGTTGCCTCTTGCTGGCTCTTGTTGCCTCTTGTTGGCTAAGTGTTGCCTCATCCTCTCTTCATTTTTCTCTGCCTCAAACTGGGCGAACCCTGGCATGAGGACATCTAGGAAGTTAACCAAAGCTTTATCTGATTCAGTTAGCTTCCCATCAAACTCTTTGCCATCATTACCCTTTGACATGTTCCTAAGGATGTTTAAACGTTTCTTGTAGATGCCTAACTGTTTATCTTCACCAGCTTGTTCATCAGCTTGTTCTGGTTGCTTAGTACCTATCAGCTCATTGACTATGAACTGTGGCATGTGCTTGTCTTCTATGTGTTCGATAGGCTCATCAATCCATGTTCTTACATCAAAGGCTTTCATAGTGTCTGGTGTTCTCGGCATCACGTTAAAGCTACTGAATCCCAAGTGGTTGTCTTCTGGTTGTTGGATAAAGTACACCTGACTAATACTTCTGGTTAATGAGTCACCTGCAATCACCACGCCATCCATACCTCTAATCAAATAGTTGAACAGTAGGAATGGTAAAGAACGTGACGGCTTTCCCTCCTGCTTTAACTCTTCTGCCACATAAAAGTACATGCTTGGCTTATAGCTAAATGGACTATGCTTGCGGCGATTTGCATCCCAAGCCGTAACAGTTAATTGTCCAGTGCCTGCACCAACATCATAATGTGTTGCCAATAGATTGTTTTTGGTGGCTTCAGTATCGCCATCTGTCCTTGCAACATCAACCAATTGCTTTGCTAATTTGCCCAATGCTGGTGGCGAATAGAAACTCTTGGTCTTTTTGGAAACACGAGTCATTTCTTGTGAATAGTAGAGATTGAACCAATCATAGCTCACGTCTGTTTCATAGGTTAAAAACTGGCGGAACAGTCGCTCACGTTTGTCTTTGTCAAACAATATGTGCATTAAGTATCCACTTGTGCTCGCTAAATCGTCACCATGCAAAAGCTTAGCAATCGTTGCTTGGCCATCCTCTGTTTCAAAATACCTATCTGTCATTTAGTACTATTCCACCGTTCTCTTAAGATTGATTTGTGGACGTTAACCACAATTGTTACCATGCCATTGCCCGGATCGTGAACGGTACTGAGCCATCCCGATTTGAACAGTTGTTTGGTAACTTCATTTGAAAGCAAGCTATCACATTCAATGTTTATGTCTTCGTAGCTTGCATGAGCTACTGATGCTGTTACTTGACTATTGAAGTCACGGAGGATATTTTCTATGCCTTCCCAATAGTATTTGCCATGGTCCAACTCGCTTGGTCTAACTAATCTATCCATTTGTGTGATCCTTTGAATTACTATTGATGCTTCGCCATCGTCCGTATATCTGACATTTACAGTGTCAAAAGGGCATTCGCGTTGGTATTGCATCACAGCCCGCTTGATGTATCTTGCACTTTTACGCCCAGCACTTACTGTTTGCCATTGCCAACTTGATTGCCTATAACTTAATAACTCACTTGCAAGCTGGTTGGTATGCCATTTAAAAGTTAACATTTAGTGTCCTCCCGAAAGGTATTCAAAGCTATCACAGTTGCTTATAACAGCCACAGGTGCACCTAATCTTTCCACCATATCAGCTTGCAATTCATTCTTTATGTCAGGCGTTAAAGCCATCGGTGTGATAAATATGTACTCATTCTCATCAGACAAGTAAAATAATTTGCCATTCATGTTATTTACTCCTTTGTCCATGACCTTAGTGTATGTTTATTGTTTTGCCCTCAAGTGACACATGCCAACCAGCGTCTTTTACCTCATCAACAAGGTGATTAAAAGCTTCAACATTTAATTCTGCACACTGAATGCTTATGAGCCAGTTGTCGCACCCGCGTTCAAAAAGTTTGCCGTTTATCAGCTGCCTGTATGGCCTCAAGTCGTCCTCACTAGCTTCAATAACTGCTTTAGGTGTCAAGATTTGACCTGTTGGCATTTCGTTAGGTACCATGTATTCAACATTATCTTTAAAATCATCATCATTGTTATTCATTTATTTTTTCCTCTTTCTTCACGTAGCACTTTCGTCCACCATTGTTTGTCTAGGTGTTTCAACTTATTGTCGCCATTGGGTTGCTTGGCTATTATCTGTTCCAACTTTGTCTTCCTAAAGTGGCACTTATAGCACAAAACCCATAGGTTGGCTGAATCTAATGCTTCTTTTGGTGAACACAATAATCGGCGTGGCACGATATGGTCGACTATCTTTCTGTCTTGAACAACATTGCCGCATACTTGGCAGGTGGCTCCATCACGGGCAAATGTGGCACTTCTAGTGGCTCGCCATGCTTTGCTGTGATAAAAGGCAGTGGCTTCTGGGTCTCGCTCTGTTTGGTCGTATTGCTTTGCTTGCTTTGCCTTGACTGCTTGTGCCAACTTAGAACGCCTGTAGTCGGCCATCTTGGCTTGCCATTCCTGCTCATGTATGGCCTTATGCTTTGCACAGTACCTTTCAGAAACTGGCACTATTGCATGGCATAACGGCTCATTGCATTCATGCACCTGTTGCTTATTTCGCTTTCTCAAAATGGCAAATCGCTGTCCTTAACAAGTCCATTTAATTTTGTACTAAGCGAGTTAACCGTTGCATCACTCAGCTGTGGTGATGAATCCCTTGATGCATCATTGTGTGGCTTAGTGGTGAGCAAATAGAAATGATTAACCACCACTGACCACCCATAATGAACCTCCCCATTTTCATCTGCATATTTGTTGGTCCTAATTGAGCCGTCAATGCCAATCTTGTCGGCCTTTTTAGTTAACCTATCAAAGTTTTCCGCTTGATGTCCGAAAATTGTAAGTGGGACAAAATCAGTGTCAACATTGTCACTTGATTTATAGATGCGCTTGATGGCCAACAGACTTGATAAAACACCATTGCCTTTTTTGGGGGACATTGCGATGCGTCCAATTCCACTAAAGTTATTCATCTATATCTTTCTCCTATCTAATTCCTGTTCACGTTTTGCCATTAAATTTACAAATATGTATTTATCCTTGCCTGCATGTGCAAAGTCCTTGATCAGGCGCCCTTGAAAGGCAACCTGTGGACTGTTGATTACTTCATTTATGTATTCTTTATGTTGGTCAATAAAGGCCTGCACATCGTCATCAGTAGTGTCTAGGTCGGCCATTAGGTCATTCCATTTGCTAAGTATGTGCAATTCCTTTGTGTGGCTGTTAGATTGCTTAGGTTGCTGGTGCTGACGAGCATATTTGCACACCTTAGCTAACTTGCTATTGAACTGGCGTGGTGTCTGATTGAAGCGCACCATCGTCTCCCTTTGGCCTACCCTGAGCACACTTTCTGCCCAATCCCTAGTGTTAGCATTTTTAAACAGCTCTCTAATCCGTCCTAAGGATTCTAGTGTCTCACTCTGGCTACTTACATGTGGTTCCATTCCTGCCATCATCTGGGACTTGGTAAGCTCTCTGGCGGCATCCCTGCTAACACGTCTGTAATAATCCTTGGCAGCGTACCTGATGCGCCACTTTAGGCTTGGCGTGTCACGTTGTATAGCAAGGGTCACATCTTTGTCAGTCCATTTATGCAACCTGTGGTCAAGTAGCTCAATCAGAAGCAACTCTGAAGCGTCTCTTTTGCTCATGTGCAGCATGTAAGCCAATTTATTGCAATTGGTGAGGAAGGCTGGCAAACTAATCAATTGCTTAATTGTATCCTCACTTAGCACTGTGGCCACCAACTTTGTTTACCAGAGGGTCAATGATTGCTGTTGCTAGGCAAATAAGCAAAAGTACCAACCAGTAGCTGCCAATGTTAGCCCATGGCAATTGTGTGATACCTGCGATGTTTGCTATTGTTAGGAACCAACCAGCTGAGTTAAGAACGCTAAATGTGAAATTATCTTTGTTTTTCATATGTATGTACTTTCTTTCTATTTTAGTGATATGATATTTTTGGGGTTTGGGACTATTTTTCTTTACTTACAAAAGCAAAGTGAAAAGGCTTGTTGAGATGTAGCTGCCCTGATGCCGACCCTGAGACTGATGTGTTGCTTAACCCGTTTGCCTGTGCCGCTTGCTTTATACTCTTGTACTCTTGAAATGTGCCGTCATCATTAACTTTTCGAACTGGACGACCATGGCCACCAGCTGTTTTCATCAATTTTTGACGATGTGCTTTGTTCAAATTGTCAGTTCTGGTGATCCACTCCAAGTTAGAAGCGTTGTTATTTAATCTGTTGTCATCAATATGTGAAACTTCTTTAAATCCCCACTTATTGTCATAGAATGTGAGAGCGACTAACCTATGCACGCCTGTAAATAATGCCTTATTGTTATCTTGCACCACATGAACAGCTTTATAACCACAGTTATTTATGTACTGCTTAAGCGGCCTATTGAATTTCCTGCTATAAATTACGCCCGATTGACTGACTGCATAGTTACTAAAGGGTGCTTGACATTGGATGACTTCTGGCAAATATGGGCTATTTAGGGGCAACTTGTCACCAATTTGGTATAAATCACGTGGGTCAATCTTTACAACAACCCTAGCTATCTCTTCAAAATCAACATATGGCTCTTTTTCAATTGTATTCATTATTTTTTTCTCCTGCGTTTTTCTTCTATAATCTATTATATCACGTTTTTACTTTTTCCTAAGCTTTTCCCCAACTGTACTATCTATTTTCTATCTCACTTTTCTACTACAAGTAGTTTCTGGCTTGAGTGGATATTTTCAAATCCTGTTAAATCATACCCCTGAGCTAGGGCATCAGTTTTTTTCAGTTTAGCAAGATGAAGTGGCTTGTATTGACACAACTGATTGATATACAGCCTCGCTTGTACAGTTGATATGTTCAAATCATTTCTTAGTCTGTCCACTACGTTGTTGAGCGTTGCAATGGGAGTTAACCCCTTGCCTTTAACTGCTTGCTGAAATCTACCAATTGTAACTTCATCAACACCACTTTTAATTGAAGGAAAGTAGCTCTTGGCGTTTTCCCTACCCAAAATTTTCTCAATGATGGCTTTAGAAACACGAGTGGTTAAATCAAGTCTTAAGTTATCAGTTATTAATTTTGGGTCTGATTGGTCAAAGTCATTCAAAATGAACACATTGTGTTTTCGGACTGTTACCCCATTTTTGTTTACTGTTGCCAACTTTAAACCGGCTGTTGTTAACTCACTGTCCATTGCCAGCCTGATGAAACCAGCTATTTGTAACAGTTGTAAAGCATTGTATACTTTATTACGAGTTGCATGCTGTGGATACTTTAGCATCGAGTTAATGATGTCCCATGATAAATAGACACCGTGGCCAGCAGTTTTTACAAGTGATGCTCCAGCAAACTGATTAACAGTTGCATAGTTAATGGCTCTCCAGCAATCAAGGAGCAATTTTTTATCATCTCTTCGTAAATCTGCTTTGCTCGTTGGAACAAGTAAATCCTTTGCTTCCCTAGGGCACTTAGAACGCTTGGTTGGCAACTGCTTAATATTTGATTCTACAATTGCACAGGCTTGGTGGTAGTCTGCTCTCAACAATAGCTCTGGATAGAAAGCCTTAAGGAAGACTGGTAGCTGTTCTGGTGATAAGCACTCTAAAAATGCTGGAACAGCATTGGTTGTGCTACCATGAGTAGATAGCATCTTTCGCCCATTTATTTTGTGCTCTGAAGCCCCCAAAATCTTCCCTGTGCTGACTGTGTTAAGTAAGTCGCTAAGGCGTAACTTCTTGGATGTTCGAGTGATGCTGTGCTTAGTCAGCAATGCAATCTTGTCAACATTATTTTGCCAATCTGCTAATAATTCTCTATTCCCATACATCATGTTTTTTCTCCTTGTTTTCTCTTATAATCATCATAGCACGTTTTTTAACTTTTAAGGTAGTCAAATGCTTTCAAACATGTGTCAATAATACTTATTCATTTCCTCTTACACTTATAAATATAGTGTTTTGCCTCATTTATAAGCGCTTACAAACCCTTTTTAAGATTTATTAACATTTTCTTAACATTTGAACCTATTAAATCAGCTTTTCTAAATTTGCCAATAAAAAAAAGACCTCAAGTGAGGTCTTGAACTAAAAACTAATGCTACAGATGTTGTTCCTGCTAATCTTATGCAATTGCTATTTTAGAATTATGTCATGTGCTTCCATTAATCTACTGTACTTATCTTTTATTGCATGTTCAGTAGTCTTAATTGCAGAAAAATCCATATGAAGGTTGTATTTGAATGGCGGTACGGGTTCATCAGCCAATGCACGTTTTTGTGATGATTTCTTTAAATCACAGATAATAACTAATAGTACCTTGAAAGTCATCTTATCGTCAGTTCTGGTTATTGAGATATTAGCTGAAACATCATAGTTCTCCTTATCAAGCTCATTTAATATTTCTTCAATTGGTTCATCAAAGCATACTTTTGTTGGAATTGGATCATCAGTTTTAATAACTTCAGAAAAGTTCTTTGGAAGGTGGGATTCTGCTCCATGCTTAACATTTTGCTTGTCATTGTTTTTCATGATTAACTCCCTTTCAGTTTTCGACAATAAAACTCTAGCAATATCTGCGGCATATTCACTATAAATTTTTTTGATCCTTAGAAGCAATCGTGAAATTGTAACGCAAATGTAACATAAATGTAACATAAAATGGAATCTTGAGCTAACAATGCTTGTTAAAAGTGTGCATTTTCAAGGTCTTGAAAAAACAGGCTAAAATCATTTTCGTATCAGTACTTGTAAGCGTAAACATGGTCTATTTTATGTGATACATAACTTTTCATACTAGTGCTTGAAAATAGCAAGCTCTTTTCAATCCCCAGTAAACAAAAAGTAAAACCTGTACAAATGTTTTCACAAGGGTTACAAGTGTCTACACATGTTTTCCATGGTCAATCAGTGTCACTCTGGCTTTGCCTTCGTTCCACCAGAATTGAAAAGTTTAACACAGATGAGACATGGCCGACTGACGTTTTTTGTCAGTTGGTTATGTCGAGTTATCCAGCAAACGATGCTGGCGAGGGAGAAGCTGTTTTTGCTTCGGGGCGAGTAGCCCCATACCCTTGTAACAACTGGAAAAAAGTATTTAACAAAGTATTTAACATGGTCAATCAGGTTTAACCAGTGTATTCATAATAAGCAGCAAAGACCGCTGCTGGCTTCGCCCCACCGCAAGCGGCGGTACCCTATAACCTTCATTGCCTGAAGGTTAACGAAAGGCTTGAAGGTCTCACCTGATAAAAACCATCAGTCTTACCTTCAAAAGCAAAACCTAATAACTATTATTAAAAGAGTTACAAGTGTTCATCAGTGTTAACAAGGGTTGCATGTGTTTACTATGGTCAATCAGGTTTAACAAGTGTGTACCCATGCTTATAGCAATTTCAAAATGGAAAAGTGTAAACAAGTGTTTACCATGGCTAATTAGGTTCATCAGTGTCAGCAAGGTTTACACATGTTTGTCCTATTCATCAGTGTTAACAAGGGTTAAAGGTTCCAATCAGGATTACAAGTGTTTACACATGACTATGGGTCCTTCAAAATGGAAAAGAGTTGCAAGTGTTCATCAGTGTTAAAAAAGTGTCAGCAAGGGTTTACTCCATTCCATCAGTGTTAACAAGTGTCTACCGTGTTTATAGCAATTTCAAAATGGAAATAAGGGTTAAAAGATTGAGTACTACTTGTGAATATTTGAGCATTATACCCTTTATTGTTTACTCTTTTAAAACGCAAGTTATGCCCGTTTGTTCCACTTTAGACACATGATGCATAATTGTACCAATCTGTTACAGAATTGCTTAGAGAATCAATGTGAGCCTTCTAGGGGTACTGTAGAAGCTGATGGCCTCTTCTGTGCACACCAGTGTGCCTCTTTGTTCCACTTGTTAAACTTCATTAGTTAGTGGCTGTTGAACTAGGCCACCATATCTTCGACCCTTGTAGTAAATTTATAGCGAATTTGATAGGCCTCACCCTCGAATTTAGCCAAAATTAAAAT